GTTTCCCAGTCACGATCGTTGGGGTTATGACGAGGAAATCGTTCAAGGTCTCGAAACTGATCTCAGTGGTGCTACCGCTGTTTCCGTCAATGAACTAAGGGAACTGTTCGCACTTCAACGCTATGCGGAGGCTCGTGCTCGTTATGGTTCACGTTATACTGAGTACCTCCGGTACCTCGGTGTCCGATCGTCTGACGCGCGGCTGCAACGACCTGAATATCTCGGAGGCGGTCGTCAAACTCTGCAATTCAGCGAGGTTCTTCAAACCGGGGTTACTACGGACGGTGATGATTCTGAAGGTGTCGGTAATCTCAAAGGGCACGGCATTGGTGTCATGCGAAGCAATCGATATAGAAGGTTCTTTGAGGAACATGGAATTGTCATTTCCCTCCTGTCCGTGCGGCCTAAGACTATGTACTCGCAGGGCATCCCTCGTTCTTGGTACCGCCGTTCAAAGGAAGACTACTGGCAAAAGGAACTAGAGCACATTGGACAACAAGAAGTGCTCAAACGCGAAATCTACTCAAACCAGGCTTCTTTCGCTGTACAAGACGAAACCTGGGGCTACCAGGATCGTTATGATGAATACCGCCGCCAAGAAAACACTATCGCCGGTGAGTTCCGTACTACACTTAACTTCTGGCACATGGCGCGCGATTTCTCGAGCGCTCCCGCACTCAATGGGGACTTCGTAAAGTCCAATCCTACCAAACGTATCTACCCGATCGAAACTGAGGACGGTCTCTGGATCATGGCGCATCATTCTATTCAGGCGCGCCGTATGCTCTCGAAAACTGGTACTTCGTTTATTTACTAGGAGGCTCAATTGTCTAAGAAGAAACCCCGTATTGTTCCCGGTAATGGGAAACCGGATCAAGCTCGCCTTAATGACAAAGGCCAGGAAGTACTTGATGATACCCCTGTTACACTTCCGGTACGCTATCAACGCGGTGAGAACATAACTGACCGCGTGCAACGCATGGTGGAAGAAACTCTGTCTCGTCGTGCTGCTATGCAGGGTCTTGAAACTGTCGACGATGCTAACGACTTCTACGTAGAGGGTGACGACTACTTCCCGTCCTCTGATCATGAGGTTGATGAATATGCAGAAAGAGAATTCCTCGAACGCCAACCAACTGGCTTCTTTAAAAGAGCGGCGAAACCTGCTCCAAAAAGCGATCGAGCAAACCAAGACGAAACTAAACCCGCTCCAAAACCAGCACAAAGCTCAGACGAAGGAACTGGCGGAACTTAATGCCGCTATTGCCGATATGGCCTAATGACGTCCGTGTCATACCCCCGAAGCGGGGTTGACTCGGCGGCGTCTCCCCAGGCTTGACACTGGCCCCCCGCATAGCCGGGGGGCCTTTTCTTTGCCCCCGTTTCAGTACACCTTACTTGATGTGTACTGTTCTAGGTGACACCGGACGATGGCCAGGCGAGGATCACGAGGCAGGCGGGCGCGATCCCCTCAGATCGCTAGGCACAGTCCTGCTCCGCCTTCAATTTTCCAATTCGATGAACCCTGGCTCCAAGACTTCCGCGAGCGTGGCGGTCGCTATGCTGACCTCACTGACGCGGCTGATCGTCGTAGGTGGCACCCCTCGAGCACCTGGCCGGCGCGCTCCCTAGGAATCAGCCGGCACCCACGGATCGTTATCGTTCCCGAAGGTCATGTGCTCGCTCGTCATCAGTCCTATGGTGGTCGCTATGCTCTGTCGGACATCATGCGTAAGCGGCCTAAGAAGGCTTCGCTGCGCTACGGATCTGTTCGCGCCTGGCTCAAATCCCGTCAGCGTGGCCCCCACGGCGTACATGACGTTATCCACTCCGATCGCTTGCCGTACCGCGTTGGCTTTACGCTCCCCTGGCAGGTCGTTATCTGTGTTCGGCGTAAGCGTCGTTCGGAGGTCCTGCATGCTATGCGGTTCACCGGGAAGGGCGCTACTTCTCGTATGAAAAAACGTCGCAGGCGTAATCAATGGTCAGATGTGAGGTGTTAGCATGTCTTTATTTGGTGGCATTGTTGGCGGCATTGGTGCCGCTCTCGGTCTTGATAGTGCTAGCAAGGATCGAAAGTATCAGAAGCAATTTGCACAAAACCAAATCCAATGGCGCGTGGCTGACGCCAAGGCGGCTGGCGTACATCCGCTTTATGCTCTTGGTGCTTCCGTTACCCCTTATACTTCTGTTGGGGATGGGGGTGCTGGTGCTTCTATGTCTGCTTTAGGACAAGATATCTCTCGCGCTAAAATGGCTACTCTGGATCGGCGTGAGCGGGAAGCCGCTGCAAACGCTGCAGCACTTGATGCGCGTATGCGCATGGAAAACGAGCGTGCTCGCACAAAGTCGGAAATTATGGAATCGGCTGCGCGTACTGATCTAATCCGCTCGCAGATTGCTCGTCTCAACTCGGCCCAAGTTGGCCCTCCACAACCAGCCTTGGAATCTTCTATGGGTGGTCGTGTCGAACCCCAGCCCTCCCGTCCTACGATCGGGCATCCAAACAACCCAGCTCGCGATCCTGGTTCGATTACGGAGTATCGCTTCTCTCAACTACCTAACGGTGATCTCGTCCCGGTGCCGTCTACTGACTGGCAAGGTATGGTCGATGAAATGTTCTCTCCCCAGGGTATGGGCTGGACCTGGCGTAACAACATCGTGCCGTTCTTCGATCACAACTACTTCCCCCGGCCCGATCCCCAGCAACATCCTCCCCGGCCAGGCTATGAATGGCGCTGGACCGGTCGTGGCTTCCGTCAATTCCGCCAATTCCGGCGTCGTCCTGACCGCCGTGAAAATGGGCAACGTCGCCCAATGTACTAAGGAGTAAAGTAATGCGTTATCGTCGTCGTTTCCGTTCTCGTCGTCGTCGTGTGTCGTTCCGGCGTCGCGGTCGCGCTGGTAAACGTAGAATGAGACCGCTCCGTATCGGTTATAGGTTCGGCTAATGCTCTGCAAAAAACCATTTACGAAGGGTGTGAACTCCCACGCTTGCGGGCAGTGTATGCCTTGCAGGATCAAGAGGCGGCGTATATGGACTCATCGTATGATGTTGGAGGCGGCCGTTCACCCTGCTTCCTCCTTCATCACTCTTACTTACAAGCCTGAAAAGGAACCCGATGGCCGAACTCTTCAACCTAGTCACCTTCAACTGTGGCTCAAGCGAATACGTAAACTCTATTCGTCTCCACTTAGGTACTATGCCGTCGGTGAATATGGAGACCGAACTGAACGTCCACACTATCATGTTGCCCTCTTTGGACATGATCCCCGCGATTCTGAGATTGTTAGAAGGACATGGAGTGACGGGTTCTCATATACAGGAACTCACCCTACACTCGGCGCAGTACATAGCAGGCTATGTCACAAAAAAACTCACAAGTCCTGACGACCCCCGGCTTAATGGCCGGTATCCTGAATTTGCGCGCATGTCTCTGCGTCCCGGGATTGGTGCGCCCGGTCTACCCGCGGTCGCAGCTGCTCTACAAAATAAGCACGGATGGGACGAAATTGACCGTACTGCTGACGTGCCGGGAATGCTCCGTCACGGTGGCCGAACTATGCCACTCGGGCGATATATGCGACTTCGTCTGCGGCAAGAGATGAACTTCACGGAGCTAACTCAAAGTGAAGAAGCTGCCTTCAAGGCTCAGGAGAAAATGTTATTGGTGTACCGCGATTACCTCACTGATGAGGAGGCTGCGGACCCGTTCAAGTACTACAAGGGGAAGGAGAAATACCAACAAGAGGAAAAGATAAGGTTGGATAAACTCGATGCGCGGTTACGCGCCACTAAGAGGAACAAACCCATATGAAACGTAATAAATTCTCGCTCTCAAACACCAAGCTCCTTACCTGTGACATGGGGGAGCTAATTCCTTGCGGATGGTTCGAGGTGCTGCCTGGCGACTCTGTGCAGCAACAAACTCAGATGCTCGTGCGTGTTCAACCGCTGCTCGCGCCTCTCATGCATCGCGCTGACGTGCGCGTTCACCATTGGTATGTACCTAATCGGCTTCTGTGGGATTCCTGGGAAGACTTCATTACCGGCGGTCCTGACGGCATGGACAACTCGGAATGGCCTCACATAGGCGTCACTGCGCCAACCGTGGGTTCTCTCCGGGACTATCTCGGTCTACCGCTCTCCAACACTGCTAACACTCCTGTGTCTGCTCTGCCTCTGCGCGCTTATGCGCTGATCTTCAACGAGTGGTATCGTGATCAAGACTTACAGAGTGAAATCGGTTTCTCTACTGCTGACGGTCTCGACGGTACTACTAACCAAATTCTCCAAAACGTTGCCTGGGAAAAGGATTACTTCACGTCCTCACGTCCCTGGCCCCAAAAAGGTCCGGACGTTACCATCCCTCTCGGGGATGTGGCTCCTATCATCGCTACTGGCGAAAGTGCTCGGCTGCGTGGCACCAGCGGCCTCACCGTTCTTCAAGGTGCTCAATCTACAAGGGGAAGGAGAAATACCAACAAGAGGAAAAGATAAGGTTGGATAAACTCGA